AACGTTGCTGGTGCAGCTACTTTGACTTTACCTGCGATTAACTCATCATCTGATTCAGGTGTTGCGGGTCCAGGTAATGATCCAAACTCAGCGAACAATTTAGGTGCTTCTTTTGAGATATACATTGGAACAACTAAAACTGGTGACTTTGTTTTACAAGTTGCTAACGCTAGTGACACGATGACTGGTAACGCAGTTATTGTTGACACGGATACTAACGATAATGCTGAAGGTTTTATGACTGCAGCTGCGTCTGACACTGTTACTTTAAACGGTAGCACGACTGGCGGATTAGCTGGAACAATCATAACTTGCAAAGCAATCGGTGCAAACAGATGGGGCGTACAAGTCAACACTGGTGGTACTGGTGATGCAGCTACACCATTTAGTGCAGCAGTAAGTTAATAATTATGTGGGTGGGAAACTTTGAGACTTTTTGATCTCAATACCCGCCCACACCAATAAGGAGATAAAATATGAAGTCAGATGTAAAAGCAGTAAGAGTTACAGCGACTGGAGCAGTGTTTGCAGGCAGAACAAGATTAAGAGGACTTATTCTTGTTTCAGATGCGGGCGGTTCTGCTGGAGGATTAACTTTGCAAGATAACACGGACAGCACAACTTTGTTTCAAGCAGACGTTGCTAATGGAGATGTTTTTTCTTTTAACATCCCTGAAGATGGAGTTGTTTTTCCAGGTGGAATGAAAGTATCTGCAATAACAAACTTAACAGCTGCTACGTTATTGATAGACAAGTAGGAGGTTAGATGGCTAACACTACTTCAGGTACAACAACTTTTGATAAAACATTTGCTATCGATGAGATAATCGAAGAGGCATATGAAAGAATTGGATTGCAGGGTGTTTCTGGTAATCAGTTACGTCAAGCAAGAAGATCTCTTAATATTCTTTTTCAAGAGTGGGGTAATAGAGGACTTCACTATTGGCAAATAGGAAACAATAGTATCACATTAGTTGCTGATCAAGCTGTTTACACTATGTTTAGATCAACAGATGATGGCACATCTGATGCAACTGCCATATATGGTGTGGATGATGTTTTAGAAGCTGTATATAGAAACTCATCAAATGTAGACACACCACTTACAAAAATTAATAGATCTACATATCAAGGTCTTTCTAACAAGACTTCTACAGGAACACCTTCTCAATATTATGTTCAAAGATTTATAGATAAAGTTACAATAACTTTATATTTAACACCTGGCTCTTCAGAGGCTGGTAATAAACTTAATTTTTATTTTGTAAAAAGAATACAAGATGTAGGTGATTATACTAACGCTACAGACGTTCCATATAGATTTGTTCCTTGTATGGTATCTGGACTAGCATTTTATTTATCACAAAAATTTAAACCTGAATTATCACAACAAATGAAACTGTATTACGAAGATGAATTACAAAGAGCTTTAGCGGAAGATGGTTCATCATCAAGTTCTTACATAACCCCAAAAACTTATTATCCAAATGTCTAATTTTGCAAAAGGTAAACACGCTAAATTTATATCTGATAGATCAGGCATGGAGTTTCCATATTCAGAGATGGTTAAAGAATGGAATGGTTCAAGAGTTCACATATCAGAGTTTGAACCTAAACAACCACAATTAGAGCCAAGAGCTCACGGGGCAGATCCTGAGGGTTTACAAAATGCAAAACCTGATAGAACTGAGCCAGCGACAGATCGTTTATTACCTGGTAACCCGTTTAATATTACATCAGGAAACACCACTATTACTGTGACAGAGCCTAGTCATGGCAGATCTAGCTCAGATACAGTTGTGTTTAGAAACGTAGATGGATCACCTGGAGGGGTGGCATTTACAGTGTTTGAAAATTCTTCAGGATTTAGTATAACAGTTACAGGAACAGATAATTATACGTTTGTGATAGGGACAACCCCTACAGTAACGGAAAGAGCAGGAGGAATGTTAGTTACGGCTGGACCGGCAACATTAACACCATAATGGCAGGATTAAGTTATTCAGGATTAATTACGCAAATTAGAAACTACACAGAAACAGATTCTAATGTGTTAACAACAGATATTTTAGAAAATATTATTTTAAACGCTCAATATAGAATAATGCGTGATGTTCCTATTGATGCAGATAGAAGACAACAATCTGGTAATTTAGTTCCAGGACAAGAAACAATAAACGCTCCAGGTGGAGCTTTGTTTATTAGAGGCATACAAGTTTATGACTCAAGTGCTGTTCTAACAGGTAGTAACGTTTGGTTAGAGAAAAAAGATGTAACATACTTACAGGAGTATCAACCTATTACAGGAACAGCTGCAGCGCAGGGTAGACCAAAATATTATGCTATGTTTGGTAATGCCACTGGAGATGGAGACACTAATTCTGGGCGTATTTTTTTAGCTCCTACACCTAATACAAATTATAAATTTAGAGTGCATTATAACAAGATGCCAGCTACTTTAGCCTCAGATAATACTAGTAACTATATCAGCTTAAACTTTCCAAATGGCCTATTATATTGCTGTTTAGCAGAGACATATGCTTTCTTGAAAGGCCCAGCAGATATGTTGACATTATACGAGCAAAAGTATAAACAGGAAGTAGATAAGTTTGGTGTTGAACAAATTGGCAGAAGAAGACGAGACGACTACACCGACGGCGCTGTCAGATTATCAATACCATCAACGAACCCTTAGGAGATAAGATATGGCAATAACATCGGCAATTTGTACAAGTTTTAAAGTAGAACTTTTAAAAGGCACACACAATTTTACAGCAACGACTGGTAACACTTTTAAAATTGCCTTGTATGATAGCGACGCAACTCTTGGAGCAGGAACTACAGCTTTCACAACTTCTGAAGAAATTACAAACACATCTGGAACTGCTTACACTTCTGGCGGTGCTACGTTGACAAGCGTAACTCCAGTTGCTGATAGTACAACTGCAGTTTGTGATTTTGCAGATGTAAGTTTTTCATCAGCTACCTTTACAGCTAACGGTGCATTAATTTATAACTCATCTGCAACAAACGCGGCAGTGGCAGCTATAGCTTTTGGTTCTGATAAAACAGCAACCAACGGAACTTTTACAATTCAGTTTCCAGCAGCAGACGCATCAAACGCTATCATCAGATTAGCATAGGAGGACCAAGATGTCGGTTCAATCAGGATGGGGTCGATTCACCTGGGGCCAAGCATATTGGAATGAAGATGCTTTACTTGCAACCGGTTGGGGTGCAAAAGCATGGGGTGATAGTGGTTGGGGACAACTTGCCGATGAAACAATTACATTAACAGGACTATCTGCAACTTTTAGTGTTGGCTCTTTAACATTAACGGGAACTGCTGATATTACATTATCAGGAAACTCTTCTACAACATCAGTTGGTTCTATTTCACCAGTAATACCTAAAACAGTTTCAGTTACTGGCATCTCAATTACATCCTCTCAAGGAACAGCATCTGTCGATGTTTCTGTAACACCAACAATAACGGGTCAATCTATTACTTCAGCGATTGGTGTGGTAGATCCTGCGGATCAGTTTGTAGGTTTAACAGGACAAGAAATTACTGTTTCTCAAGGATCAGCAGTTGCACCAAATGAAGACGTAACTTTAACAGGGCAGTCTATAACTTCTACATTAGGAACACCTATAGCTTTTGTTGGAACAGCTGTCTTTCCTAGTGGTTTTTCAATAACAACTTCATTAGGATCTGTTGTTGTACCAAATGAAGATGTAACTTTAACAGGTGTTCAAGCAGATTTTGGTTTAGGCACGATATTAGGAACGGGTTCTGTAGCTATTACATTAACAGGTCAAGCAGCTACGGCTGCAGTGGGAGCTTTAGCACCTGCAGATGTTATGGGATTAACTGGTGTTTCTGCTACATCTTCTGTAGGAAGCATAGATCCAAAAGATCAGGTTATGGGATTAACTGGTCAAGCAACCACTGTAAGCGTAGGGGTGGTAAATGTTAAAGCTTACGCAGATATTGACACAGGTTCAAACACGTCGTATAGTGATATTTCAACGGGTTCGAATACTTCTTATTCGGATGTTGCAACTGGCTCAAATACCAGCTATAACGATGTAACAGGAGAAGCAGCTTAATATGGCATCAACATTTACACCTTTGGGTATAGAAAAAATGGCTACTGGCGAAAACGCCGGTACATGGGGAACAAAGACTAATACTAATTTAGATATCATTGAACAGATAGCTGGTGGTTTTATTCAAAAATCTATAGCAGGTGGAGCACAAACAACTGCTCTTGCAGTTAGTGATGGATCAACTGGTGCAGAACTTGCACACAGAATGATAGAATTTACTGGTACAATTACAGGTAATCAAATTGTTACAATTCCAAACGACGTTCAAAACTTTTACATTTTAAAAAATTCAACATCAGGCGCATACACAGTACAATTTAAATATGCCACAGGAACGGGTGATAGCTTTACTTATTCAGCTACAACAAAAACAACTAAAATAATTTTTGCTTCTGGTAACCCAGACACAACAAATCCAAACATGATTGAGATTCAAACAGGCGGAGATGTTGTTGATGATACATCACCACAATTAGGTGGTAATTTAGATACTAATTCTTTCATGATAGATTTTGATGATGCTCATGGTATTAGAGATGAAAATGGAAATGAACAATTAATTTTTGAAACTACATCATCAGCAGTAAACCATGTTGATATTACAAACGCTGCAACAGGCAGTGGTGCACAGATCGGTGCAGTTGGAGGTGATTCAAATCTTAACCTAAGATTAAGACCAAAAGGAACAGGTAATATAGAAGTTTTAGGAGCAGACAATCCAGGTGAGTTACAACTTAACTGTGAGCAGAACTCCCACGGTATAAAGCTGAGGTCTCCCGCCCACTCAAGTTCACAATCTTACACACTTATTTTTCCAACGGGTAACGTAACAGCAGATAGATTTTTAAAAGTTGCATCAGTAACAGGTTCAGGGACAACAGGTGTTGGTCAATTATCTTTTGCTGAAGTATCCGGAGGAACGTCTTGGCAATCTGTTAAGACATCTAATACAACTATGGTTGCAGGTGAAGGTTATTTTGTAGATACGTCTTCAGCAGCGATTACAATGACTTTACCGTCATCAGCAACACAAGGTGATGAAGTTTCACTTATAGATTACGCAGGTACTTTTGATACTAACAATTTAACAGTAGGAAGA